AGTAGAACTCAGACACCAATTGGCAGTACAACATACTACCAGGCTTCAGGTACACAGCCAGATCAAAACGTAAACATTGGTGGTGGAAGCGGTGGGCTTGCAGTTCTACTAAATCCAGAAACAAATAACGGATACTATTTTGAAATTATTGCATTGACTGAAGATAACATTAACTCATACTTAAAATTAAATACAAAAGGTGAGGCTGAAAAATCTATTAACAATATAGTTTTTTATAAAGTTAAAAAAGACTCTTCAAGTAATAACGCAATTCCTGTTAAACTCTGGGGAGGTCTTTCAAAAATACTTGTAGACGATGGAAGATTTACTGGGCAGTATAGAATGTCTGGCGAAGATAATCCAACGGTATATGATTTATCAGTAGAGTATCAAGACATTGGTAAGATCAGAAGATTCTACCTATACATTAATAATAAACTTATAAGAGTTGTTGATGATACAGATCCACTTCCAATCTACAATAATATGGCTTTATTTACCCGTGGATCTTCAAGAGTTATGTTTGAAAACATCTATGCACTTTCAGAAAACTATTCTCAAAATAGTGTATTTACTGTTGGAGAGACTCTTTCATCTGCCCTTTCAGACACAAAGATTAATGCCAACGAATCATTTAGAAAATACGCAATGAGTGGAATCATTCAGTCCACATATCTTTCTGGAATTAGTGCACAAGAACCACCAAAATATAATATGTATTTTGAAGAGTTTGGAACACTTATGCGTGAATGTGCATATTTTGATGTTAAGTATGATCGTGCTTACCCTGCTCTTTATGCACAGTTGTCTCCAACATTTAATAGAATCAAGGGGTACACAACCTCTGGGTTTAAAGCAGATTCTTATGGAGCAGAATTTTTAATTTTTAACGCTACGGACAAGGCTTTAAGTCTAGATGAAACAACAGGAAACTTTTTAAGAATACAAGGAATTACCTTTACACAAGACACAACCCATGAACTAACAGTTGATGAATACTTTAAAAAACGTGGAAATTTATCTGATCCAGAGTTTAAGGGTGATACGCTTGCTTACTCTCCTCTTGTAGAAAAATCTAAATATGATGAAATTAGACAGAGTAGAATGATCTACGGAAAAAATGAATTTAGCATAGACAGTATGTATGTTCAAACACCAGATGATGCTGAAGCATTAATGGGATGGATTATAAATAAAATTATGCATCCAAAGAAATCTGTTGGTGTAAACCTATTCTCAATCCCAACTCTACAACTTGGAGACATAGTAACTATTGATTATAAAGACTCTGACAACTTAGATTTGGTTGCATCATCATCAAGTAGGTTTGTAGTATATAATATTGAATATTCAAGAGAAAATGATGGACCAAGTATGACTGCATATTTGAGCGAGGTGTAAAATGAGATTTTATGGCAACATGGTTGATGGCGATGGCGGGTATGGAGATGTCCCACAAAGCGTAAAAAAGGCTGCAACTACACCTACTGCACCAATTAAAGTAACGGTTGAACGTGGAGATACCCTTAGTTCTATTGCAAAAGAAAACAATACTACAGTAAAAGCAATTCTTGCTGCTAATCCAAAGTTTACAGAAGAGACAAAGTATCAAGGCGGAAATATGATCTGGTCTGGAACCAAGGTTATAATTCCACCAAAAGTTTCTACTCCAGCAAAATCTCCAACACCAACAATAGCAGTTCCAACTCCTACACCAACGCCAACTCCAACACCTACGCCTACACCGATTGAAGAGCCACCAATTGTTCCATCAACTGTAGAAGAGACAACAACAGTTACAAGTACAGTGGATTCAACCACAAGTAGTACTACATCTTCATCAGATTTTTCTTGGGGAGGATCTACAAATGCAACTCCCCTAACTCCAGCAGATATAACTACAGCAAGTGTTGCCGCAGCGTTACCTCCACCATTACCAGTTAAAACTGCACCAATTGATACCGTCTTATTTAATGATGACGAGTTACCAATTGAGGTAATGACAGACCTTATATTTGAAAATATTGGTGGTCAAGAATTAATTAATATTGCTCGTAATGATATTGTAAATGGTCAACAAGTTTCGTATCAGCCAATTAAAAATTTATCTTCTATTCAACAACAGTATAATCCAAACAATATCCTTAGTGTTCAGGCTACATCTGATAAGTATTTTGCTAACTTCCCGATTAAACTAGAAAATAAAATACCTAGAACAGGTACTGGTCCTAGTGGAAAACATGTATATCTAGACTCAACTAATGGGAATCTAGTTATTGAGGCTGTAAATGTTGAAGCAGACGAGCAGATAGAGGTAGAAATCACGGTAAGTGGTACAATATATGAAGCGGAATTTGGAGAAATAACCTCATGATAACTAATACTGGTAAGAGCATTATAGGTAAATATATGCTTGGTCAGGCTCCTGCCTATGCCTCTTATATTGCCGTAGGGTGTGGACCAACCCCATTAGATCTTGAGGATAGCCCAGGTGATTTTGCTACAAAAGAAGCCTTAGATTTTGAAATGTTTAGAATTCCTGTATCATCTAGAGGTTTTGTAAATGAGAGTGGTGTTAATAAAATTGTTCTTACTGCAGAACTACCAACAGAAGAAAGATATGAGATAACAGAAGTCGGTTTATATTCTGCTGGATCTAATCCATCTGCAGGAGCATATGATAGTAAAAATGTGTTTGCTTTTACAACTGCTGAAAACTGGCAACATCACACCGCTGCTGCGGCAGTAGCAATACCTTCATACTCAGCACCTCTTGATGATCCAAACGATGACAACGTTATCGCAATAGCAGAAGCAGTATTTCAAACAAACGCAGATAACTCTATTTTTTATAAACCTGCTCGTTCTGCAAGATATGAGAGATGTAGATTTTTAAATAATACAATATTTATTCAGGGCGATGATTCAGACATTACTATAAGCGAAGATAGTGGTCCAACAGAAGATCATTTTGTTATTGAGGCTGGATCAAATCACATACATCTAACTGGAGCAAATGTTGATTTTACAAGAAACTCGCCAATTGATGAATTAAAACTTGCATTTTCTCTAGTAAATAAAGATGGAGACTTCAACGCAATTCCAGAAACAGTTAGAGTTCTTGTTGACTTTGCATCAACTGATGATGAATCTGGAGAATATGCTAGATTTGAAGCAGAAATAAATCATGGCACATCTGGAAACCCAGAAGTAGTCCAAGATTTTTCAACTAATAGATACTTTGTAATAACAAAACAATTACAAGAACTTTATACAAGTGCTAACTTTACTTGGAATGCAGTTACAGTTGTAAAGATTTATGCATGTGTTATTGATGCAGGAGTTCCTTCAGAAGATTATTATGTTGCTCTAGATGCTATTAGGCTAGAAAATGTTGCAACGATTAATCCTTTGTATGGTTTAACTGGATACTCTGTAATTAAAACAGACGGGGCAGAAACAATTATTAAGTCCCCCAATACAAGTAATTATATTGAATTTAGATTTTCAATAGGGGTAACGTAATGGCTGATGAAGTTATTAAAAAAGTTAAAGTAGAGCAAGATACCCTTCCAACTATAAATAGTGTTACTGAAAAATATGACGTTAGATATAGAATTATATCTGAAGATAAAAACAGAACATCTCACTGGTCTCCAATAATTACTCTTGATCCTGGATACGTATATGTTTCTGGAAATATAACTATTGTGTCATCTGGTATAACTACAGTTGCTTGGGATACCGTGACTGTTAAGATAGGCAATCAAGTTATACGACAAGCAAAAGATTATGATGTATGGGTAAAATGGAGTAAGGCTGCAGGTCTAGGAGATTTTAACTATGTTCAAAGAATTTCTGGTAATTCTATTAACCTTGTTCATCCAACAACATTTTATATTAACGGTGTAGATCAAGAGCAAGCACCAAACAGAGTAACTGTAGAAGTTTATTTAAAGGGTGAACCAATTTCAAGAGATTCTTCAAATCTTTTAGTTTATAGCCCTGCAATGCACACGATCTAATGATATAATGGAGAGATAATGGCTAAAGTACCGCTACCAGAACGAGGACAACCTTTAGATGTTACATACATCTATCAGTTGGCTGATACTATTAATGATTTATCTACACAGGTTTCTTCAGCAACCTATAACTATACTACTGTAGATACCGTAAGCGCAGGAAAGCAAAGTGTAAAAACATCTGAGGCTCGTATGATCGGCGGGTATGTTGAAGTAGCAAATAACTCAACAGTATCAGCAGGAAACGAAAAAACATTCTCATAT